ACACAAAGACCGGCGCTCTTTCACAAAATTGTTAATCTCACACTGCTCTGCTCCACTACTGGCTGACGCAGTTCTCTGTTGTGTATTGCTGCCTCTCACTCTAAACCTCAACACCAGTTGCACACAGAGGGCCTGGTTTTGGCACTGCACTGTGTGGGTGATGTTATGGTATGATGATTGATGGGATGGGACATGAATGGTGGCTGTTACAGAATCTTTGCCTTTTGGATCATGCTCTTGAGTGCTCCACTTCTGGCTACTAGTATGGCCACTGATATTATGATGAGAGCTAGCAGTATTAGACCAATAACTAGAATGGCAGTCTTTAGTGGGCCTCCAAAGAAAGAAATAAATCCTCTTATCCAGGACATCAAGCTCCAGGGGGCTTCTCTTGGATTCACAACAATAGATCCTGATGATTGCGGGTTTCTGTCATCATGAGGCTCCACTGAAATTAAAGTACCAGTTATGTGTAATTCTTTCTCAGTCCCTCCACATGAGTAGTGGATGATCTCGGAGACACTAGGGGAATCAAAATGTATATAAGAGCAATAGTCAGATGTTCCTTGTGTCACTTGCACAGCCATGTGCATTCCATTGAGTGACTCAGCATAGAATGTCCCATTCAGCTTACTAGCAATACTTAAGCAGACTCTCGCTCCTTCATTACACAAGTAACAGCCTGTCACATTCCTTTGTGCAGCCTTGCAGTCATTTTCTTCCTCAATGAACTCCACCTGAAGGCCTTCAAACAACAACCTGACTGTTGCTCTTATAGATAGGGAAGAGACTGCCTGAACACTTTTCTTATCTATGGACTGAGTGAACATCTTGCCATTTCTGTATTGAGGCAAAAAACCTCTCCTGAAAAGTGTAAAAGGATTTATAAGATCTGATGAACACTCCACAAAATCTGTCACTGGTCTATACTTTATAAGATTTGGAGCCCACTTACAAGACTTATGCGCAGAAATTGCTGTTATTTCCGAGGAACATCTAACTTCCCCAATAAATCCTGCTCTTGGGTTAGAGGACAATTCTTCATCTATCAATGCAAACCCCACTAAGGGATCCTGCAAGAACATCATGGAGTTTGTCCCAGTGATAGACTCAGCATCAATACCCAGGCTCAGTGAGCCCCAAGGTGTAAACTTTGTTCCAGTGTCTGACAAGCTAAATTTTTCTTTTTGACCTTTTGTATCCACTATCTCAAAAGAAATTCTGTGAGTCCAATCAACACATGAGAAAGCACGTACTGCTTTCTTGCTCACTGATTCTAGACTAGCATGAGAAAAGAGGCATGAAGGATTCATATTAAAACAACCACAGGACACTCCACCACACTGTTCAAAACACTTATTCTCACTGAGCCTTGTCTCATTCCCAAACCTCAGGAACTCTGTTGAGATGGTGCCACTGTCCCAAGATTGGCAATTAGTGGAGTGACATTCTCCAACCCAATAACATCTTCTTGAGCTCAAGCATTTTGGGGAGTAATCTGAGGTCCAGAAAGAGTCACCCTCCCTACACACCAACTCACTTGAGACTGTCTTGAGAGATATGTGGGACTTCTGGCCATTAGGAGACTTGATCATAAAGCAGGACTCTGTCCCTATAGTCCCCACCTTCATCACCACAGCCCCATTCAGGGTGCATATAGTCTTGCCATCACTTACAGAACATTTTGAGATCTTTGAGTCTGACAAGGCAGTTTCAGAACAGGCAGAGCAGATACAAAATAATGACAGCATTATAGCCATAAATCCAGTGTATCTGGGTATTGGGACTACTCTATTGTTTGGTCTCCAGCCAATCTCTGCATTAATGTTCTGAACCTGTCTGGCGAAACACTGCTTGAATCTCATTGCAACCCAGCAGAATAGTGCTCTTAGCCACTTCATTGGACCCATAACTGCTGAAGGAACAGTCTTAACACAGCCAATAGCCCTCTTAACTACAAAGACAATTAATAGAAGACATGATGTCAGAAAGATTGTACATGCAAGAGCACTAAGAAAAGTATGGCACTGATAATTAATTAGAGTGTGAGAACAAAGAATACAGGAATTGATGGAACAAGAGTCTCTTGCCTCGCACTGTAGCACCATGTGTGAGCTGATTGTGTCATCATCGTGAGACAAGTGCACACCTATTTTTGAGCCATCACTGTAGCTTACACCTGGGTATTTAAAGAATACATTAGTTGATGGCTCTTGAGAGTATGTGGAGCAGTGCCCACTAGAGCAAGCAATTACTGCATTGACCTTAAAGCCTGTTGTCCTAATACGGATTCCATCATCATCACAGGAGAAGACGCAGGCCTCACATTCATCTTCTTTTGTCATACCATAATCAGGTACCTCAATATCCACAATGACATTCTCATAACCAAAGCAGACAGGCTTAACCCAGCCTCCAGCAAACCTGACCAATACGGGTCCTGACCCTGGTGCCACCACACAAGACACCTCTGGATAATCCTGCTCACATCTGAACTTAGAACAAAAGACATGGTCTCCTGTGCATTTCCCCTGTTTTGAACTATCGACAACAGAGCAATCTGACAATTTTGCAACCTCATATATGCGTGCATCTGCCCCGTCATTGGTTGCGTACTGGCCCTTATGCTTATAGCAAATAAATGAATTCCCTTCAGCTTCTTCATCATTCCGCAGAACCAGGCCATCTAGATACACCTTACCAGCTCCTTTGAGAGAGATGAATGGCATATGTCTTGGCTCAGTATGAAATGCTTTGCATTTCTTGTATTCTTTGTTCCCAATTCTACAGTAGCCTCTAGGCGCTGGAAGAGGTCCTGAGTACTGCTCTCTGACTTCCTGGCACATTGCATCTTGCATTTGTATACTCCCGTGTCTCACTGTTGAAGTTTTCATTTTCCTGCAATTGAGACAGTCCTCTGACATCTCCATGCCGCTTGGACAGTATACCCCTCTCAGCTTTCCTTCATCATCTATATAGTGTGCTGCACGGAACCCATTTGGACAAAATGGTCTCATTTTGCTCCTTTTGTTGTAGCAACCAGCATTCCTCCCTGACTGCAAATCACATACTCCATCACTATCCTTTGTAATAAAGTTGTCATTATAAGCCTCTAGTAAAGTTTGCTTATGAATGTGTGATGATGCAAACGGGTATAAGTCCTCAACCATCAGAGATTCCAGAGAATCACACCGTGTCTCATAATTGATGATCGAACATGTGGAGTCTTCAACACCAGGTAGCGTGTTCTTCCCGCTTCCAATTCTGTTTCTTGCATGGGAGCACTTTGCTCTAACTTTAGATATCTTGGTGGCTTCTGATGTCATCAGTAACAAGAGAGGGATCATAGTTGTCGTGAGGCTAATGAGACCTTTTGGCTTCCTGGTTGTAGTTCTTCCAATATCCAGTCTTAATCTTGAAATGTCTTCTTTCGCATCTTTGAGTTCATGCTCCAACCACTTGGATCTATTCCTGCTAATTTTGCCCTCTACCCTCTCACTTTCCAGATGAAGAATTAGTTCATCAGCTCTTCTCTGCAGCTTATCAGCTCTGTCTTTTGTTTCTGAAAGAAGTTCAGTATTCACTTTATTTCTTTGCATTGCAGCATCCTCTCTTACCTTGCTATCGCGCAATTTTTCTCTCAATTCAGCAATCAGCTGGTCTCTTTGTTTCAATATTGCATCAGTCTCTGCACTTTCTAGCAGAAGATCTCGAGCATGCACTCCGGCTGGTGCTACATTCACCCTAGATAGTTCTTTTATGATAGCTCCATTCTTACAGTCTACTTCAGAGTGAAACTCACCTGGGATAACATCACCATCTGTGGTCAGCTCAGAAATGTAGCTGTCATTTTGACCAATGCAAGTCAGCCTTAAAGCCTGGTCTGAGGTTGTCATTGCCTTAATGAATTTGGGCATGTCATCCAACACAACAGCTGAAAACTGCCCGTCACCAAGTTCACACTTCTGATGACCTGGCGGAAATGACTCCATCACTTCCATCCAATAATCCGTGACGATAGGTTCTGGTGAACCAGAACTGAAACAAATCTTATTTGAATAAGTAGGTGTTGAGTAGTGGAGAACAAGTCTCGACACCACAAAACTTATGTAACAGAAATATTGTATGATTTTCATAAGATATGCGCCGTCTTTGTGT